CGGCCCCAGGAGAACCTCAGGGTGCGTGACCTAGCTTCCAGTATACGAGCAGCTGGTCCGTCAGACGTAATCCCACGAGTAACCATGGCGTTATGACCGATTATACACGAATACAACATTCCCAAATGCAAAAAAAAATAAACAAATGGGCGCGGTTGTCTATTCCTCGGCGGCAGCTTTTGGAGCTGGCGCTTTGGGCGCAGGTGGGGGGCGTTCGTCACCTTCATCATCATCATCATCAGCGAGACCATCAGCAAGCAAATCTCCCATGATGGTTTGCAAGGCGGTCTCAAGTGCGAGCTTTTTATCGTCGCTAAGGTCAGACGAACGTGCAGTGAGTGCAGATTTGAAGGAATTGAAGAAGGCAAAATCCATGACATAAGTTTCGTCTTTGTTTTCTTCTTTGCCTTCCTTGAGAAGTTTCGTGAATTCTTCCCAGATTTGCTTTCTTGTTCGGTGATACTTGAGGTCGGCAAGCATTGCCTTATCCACAAGTGTGAAGAGATTTCGTTTGTTGCAGCGCAGAGCCATTTTTGCAATCAATTTTTGTCCTTCCCTCCAGAGGACTTGAGAGAGGAGGGCCGCGAAAATTGTGCTGGTGGCGCCTTATTTTCTTCAGCAACGCGGTCTCTCGGTGAATCAGGTTCAAGCTGCAGTTTAATGTGTTTGCGACTACGCGGTGGGTCATCACTCACAAGCCAGCGATGCTGGTCTTCAATGTCGTTTTGTGAGCTAATTTCCCAATCAGCGTCCTGTTCAAGTTTATACATGTTATGCGCGCGTGCAAGCTTCTCCTCAAAGGTTAGCTCGCGCTTTGCTTTGGTTGGGTTGATGTGTTCAAGGTGTGCAGCGCGGATGAGCTCAGCGAACTTGTCTGGCTTAGGCTCATACTTGCGTTCGACGCCTAGTTCTCGCAGGGCATCAGCAACTTCCTTTTTAAGCTCATCCTTTTTGTCTTGTCCGTCACGCAAGCGGCAGAAGGCAAGAGATCTGACCGCCGGTGAAGAATGATGTAGCAGTGAGATGGTGTCAGAGGGCAAAGGAACAATCAAAAACTCTTGAGTGGCTCCTGTTGAAACGACCCAACCAGTTGAAGTGCCACCACTGGCAAATAGGACGTAAACTCCACCGGAAGTGACAGTGAAGCGCATTGCAGAGAGCGTGACAACGCTTGAGCTAGAAATTTTAGTGCTCAAAATTGGGTCTGTAATATCAAGCGGATTCAATCCAGTTTGGGCTGAAACATTGGGGGACCAAGCAAATGCGGAAGCGCCGGTGGTGCTGTAAGTGATCTTAAGAGTGGCGTAGTAGGCACCAACTGGCAATTGTACGTAAAGTTGGCTCGAGGCGATCATGGAATTGTAAAAGAGCGTAGATGCAGCCTGGAGCGTGGGCTGCTTAATCAGCCCACCAGACCAATTAAGCGGATTCAAAAGTAAAGCTCCAGACCCGGCGTAAAAGTGTAAATCCATCTGACCGACGGATTGATCTTTTTCTGCAGCTTCTTTGAGTTTGACACGCCACCTAAGCAAAAGTGGCCCCAAAGAGATGGGGAATTGTATTCCACCAGAAGTGTCATTTGAAAGAGCGGTGTGAACAAAAATAATGAGCTGGCCCTGATACACATCAGACAGATTTTGACCAGTGCTAGGGTTTCGATTGAAAAAAAAACCCGCTGGTAGGGCCTTTGCCAGACTTCTTCACAGCACAAGGATCATTTGGAAAACGCACGCCGCGTCGGTTTGCAATAGAGCAAGCGGTGAAGTGTTGGTGCTCCATGTACTTGGGGACGTTGATAATACCTCCTGCTGCTGGCAGTGGGTCGAGAGGATCCCGTTCAAGACCACCGCCAATGACACCGTTGACAGTGAATGGTATATCTGATCCAAGCGTAAGTTGAAGACTCTCGAAGCAGAATTGGTCGTATTGCGTTGCAAGATCTGCAAATCGAGAGCCCGGTGCAAGCACCTGTGGAGATATGGCTGTCTGGTAAAGAACTGTTCCGGAAACATTCAAGGCAGAAGTGAGCTGGAGATCTGGAAGAATTTCGGTGACACCGGAAATAACACCGCCTTTCATGGTCAAACCAGCACTGGTCTTCATCCTCAAAAGCTTTGGTGGGGCAGCCCTGGTCATGCCAACAGCAGAGTATGCTTTGGAGCCACGAGCCTTGGCAGCGGCGGCATTGACTATGGAGCGCATTTTTGGGCCTGGCATGTTCCTTTTGCTGGGCAGTTTGATTGATTTTGCTGCCTTTCTGTTTTGTTTCTGTGTTCGCTTGCGAGACCTGCGAGAATTTTTGCGGCTGGCCGTTTTCTTGCTTCTGCTCGACATGTCGCTTTGAGTTTCCGAGAAAATTGTGTCGTGAAATTTTTGTCCGAGTTTGAAGGGAAGAATCTGATCAACAGTGTTCTCAATTGGTTCAACGAAATCGTCGTGTACTGCCTTCTTGACTTTGCGATAGACGTTTTTGATTGAATTTTCGACCTTTGTGATGAGCTTGGGTTGTTTGTTTTTCCCAGGCATTAAAAGAGTCAAAATGTCGGCACGTTCACGGTCCGACTCCCTGTGAACTGGGGTGTTGTGAATGAAACAAGTCGAAATCAAAGTTGAAAGAAGGTGTATCGCCAGATTGGTATCCGAAGTAAAGGCGCTCAAGCATGCGGTCATCAACGTAGGACTTTTTCGCAGTTTCCCACGCAGGCATACCACTGAGTGCAGGATCGTATTGCTGTTTATAATTGCGAATCAGGAGCTCCAACTCATTCCGGGTAGGTTCATGCCCCCAAGAGACATTGCGCATATTGCACATGCGCTGAAGTTGCATGTCAGGGGTGCGAATGCTGCCACCCTGGAGCAAAGAGGAAAAAAGCTTATCACGATCAATCTTGTGCGTCCAAGTGTGATGTTCCTCATTCCAATGAAAGTGCATGGAGAGGAATCCAAGCTCGTGAAATTGTCGCGCTTCCCAACATGGCGTCTCAAGAATGACACCAATATCGTCATAGAGCACTTTGGCGATGGATAGGGCATTAAATTTGTCAACAATTTTCTCACTCACGGTCATTGTGCAGTCATCACCTAGACAAATGGGTGAGAAATCACGGACAAAAGAGTCATAGTCAGGGCCGACGAGTTTGATAAAGGCGTAAGCCATACAGAAGAGCATCATGATAGTATTGTCGTGTGCAGTGCCAACCTGACCAGTAAGGTTTCCACCATCGCCATCTGGTCCTTTCAAAAAAGTGTAACCATCTGGCATAACAACAGGCAGGGAAGCGATCATTTTGTAAATGTTGCGGATCCTAACGTGATTTTCTGGAGTTCTCTCTTCAAGCACAAGTGCTCTCCACTTCATATCTGCTATTCGCATCAAGCATTCTTCCCAAATGTGGCTCTCCCAGCCAGCACCATCAAATTCCCAGCCATAGGGGTGTCGTCCAAGGTAGCTGGCTAAGTCATTCATGCCACCACCGTAAGGAGACCATCCCAGGGCAGACCTTGTGAGTATGTAGAATTCTTGCATTTTGTGGTGC